TCCCGCGCTTTGAATAGCGGTACCACTACTTGCCGCACCGCTGGCACCGCCAAAAAGACTACCGAACAACCCACCCGCTCCGCCGCCAAATGACGCCATAATCGCTTTGGTGATCAACGCCTGTGTTGCCATCTGGATCAGCGTCTTAATCACCGTTTCACCCAGAGAGCTGAAGATATTCGACATCCCATCTTTAAAAGAAGCAGCGCCTGTCAGGACGTTTGTCAGGTTGTTGGAGATAGAGTTAGTGGTGGCATCCAGAATTTCGCTGGTTGCAGTAGCAGCCATTGAACTCAGATCAGAAGCCTGATCGGCATAGTTCATCAGGGAATCGCTGATCCCTGCCCGCCAGTCTGACTGCTGTTCATCGGTTTTTTTGTAATACTCCTCCTGAATATCCAGGCGTTCGGCAAGCGCTGCTTTAAGCGCTTCCGTTTGCTTTTTATACAGGTCTTCGGAAATCTGCCCACGACTGAAATCACGTTGTAAATCCCGCTGCTGCCTGAGAAAATCAGCGCGAATATCCGCCATTTCCTTCATTCGGTCACGGGCTTTATCCCCCTGTCCCGCGCCGAGGAAATCGATATTCCCCCTTTCCCGGGCGGCAGTATTACTGTCGGCCAGACCTTCGCGGAATGTTTTTAACTGTTCAGCGATATTTTTCTGATCAATAAGCGCCGCATTGTGCAGCAACGTTTCCTTTTTGGATTTTTCAAGCGAAGATAATTCCCCCTGAGTAACCTGATATTTCATCTTTGCCAGCTCAGTGTTTTGGCTGGAAAGAGCAATTTGCTCCCGTTGCTGTTTAATCAGCCGGGTATAGGTATCTTCGGTTTTCTCCGCCTCGGTTTTCCCATGCCTTCCTTTTGGCTTGGGTTTATTTTCCTGGTTGTTTCTCCATTCATTCAGGCCGTTATTAATCAACTCCTGCCGTCCGGTCTGAAACTGTGGGTCGTTAGTTAACCCCAGGTCATCCGCAGCATAACCCAGTCGTGCGCGCTCCTTGTCCTCACCTTTGAGTTTTGAAAGCGCCAGATCACGACGGCTTTTTTCAAGTGCAGCCGTTTGCTGGGTTGTCAGGTCTACCTGTGGTAAGCGTACTGGTGCGTTTACCAGCCCCTGTCGGGCCATGAGAAGATTATTTCCGAGACCCAGCAAACGGTTAAATTCAGTATGCTCACCGTTCATCATTAATAACGATTGATATGCTGAATTCTGTTCTGCAGCCTGCTGCCGGATTAATGCTATTCGCCTGTTCTCTATCCCTTCCAGTACCGACTGGATCGACTCAGACTTAGCCTGCATCTGAGCTAACCTCTCCTGTTCAACGGCCAGAGCGGAAGTCGCTTCTTCCAGACCACGGGTGACCGTTTCGACCGAAGTCAGGTGGTTTATCATGAAACCGCCACTGGTTGTTGGTCCGGGGTTAGACAGGACATACTGATAGCCAGCGATCTCTTCCTTCAGGCTTTTTACTTTAGATGCCTGGGCATCAACAAGACGGTTTTGCTCCTCCAGCGCCTGACGGGTTTTGGTCTCATTATCAGAAACTTCGGGCAGGGACATTGATTTTGTCTTTTCACGGACAGCATCAATGGTGTTTGCATATTCCTGAGCGGATAATCTGGCCTGCTCCTGATTCTGGTACATCGTGTACCAGGCACCGGCACCAAGCAAAACCAGCCCAGGAATACCGCCAACGAGGCCTAATGCTCCCCCCATGAGCCGGGAACCTACAGCAGTAACCGAGTTCAGTGCAGTCTGAGCGGATACTCTGGCCTGAATATTACGGTTAAGTGACTCCTGCGCCAGTGAGAGCCGTTTTTCTGCGGCGGCCTGCGCGTCTGTACCCCGCGCCGCTGCCAGTGCCTGCTGGGCACGATAAACTGCAGCACGCGCACGAGCTGTCGAAACCTGCGTCCCTCTGACCTGGGCTTCAGCTAAAGCTACTTCGCTTTTTGCGGCGTTAATAATCCCAGCCGTTGCAGAGCTGGCACCAAGAGCCATATTTCCCAAATATCGGGCAGCACCAACGGCAACAAGCGCTCCGGCAGCAGTGGCGACCTGATCAATATTGTTGGCTACGCCATCAAGTAATCCGGTCAGGGTATTTGTCGCGCCACTCGCTTCATTAGCTCCACCGACCCATTGCATAAAAGCGTTTTCAACTTTTGTTGCCGACGATGAAACGGTCTGCGGCAACTCACCATATTCATTCCGGAGCTTACCAAGCTGGCTGATGAGGGCCGGAACTACTTTATCAATGGTTAACTGCCCCTGATCCGCCATAGATTTAAGGTCTTTACGCGCAACCCCCATCCCTGCCGCAAGCGCCCGTATAACCCTGTCGCCGCTCTCGTTGACGGCATTGAATTCTTCGCCTCTCAGCACGCCCTGCGCCAGAGCCTGGCTAAACTGAGTGATGACCGAACTGGACTCCTGAGCATTCGCGCCAGAAAGTTTTAAACCAGTAGAAATAGCCTCAGTAATATCCAGCACCTGGCTGGAGCTGTAACCATATTCCCGCATTGAGGCTGCTGAACGGGAAAATAAATTAGCGTTGTCAGAAAAAGATGTGCCCGTTTTCTGGCTGATATCCATCAGCTGTTTTTGAGAGCTGGTAAAATCATCAGTTGATTGAGATGCCTGTTTTAGCCGGGCGTTTACTGAATTCCATTCATCAGCCAGGGATATTAAATGTCCCGTAGCAAAAGCACCAGCAAATGCCCCGGTTAATCCCAGTGCGGTAGCCTTTGCTGACTCCATCTGGTCAGTAAGCTCAGCAACAGAACGGCGAGTTTCCCGAACTGAAGCCGCAGCCTGCCTGCCGCCATTCTGCATTGTTTTATAATAATCAGCCCCCATACGTGACGCGCGGGCTATCTCGGTCTGAAATGACTGAGAGTTAGCAGAAACTTTAATGATAAGTTCACGCAGGGTTGCCATTTCATTTCCTCAGAAACAAAAAACCCCACATTGTGGGGCTTTTTTATGATTTCAATATTATTAAATTAAACCAGCTTTTTTCCTTGCTTCTTCCAGATAATCTTTTTCTGGTTCCTCTTTTTTATGAGCAAGTGCAATCAGAAGATCAATTTGAGCACTTTGCTTTTCAGAGATTTCTTTAAGCATAGCGATCTGATCATTAGCTCTTACGCTTCCTCTGTTCAGGAAATACCAGATAACAAGATCAATAAGGCGAGCAAAAACAAATAATAATATCCAGCCAGTAGTAGTCATTTAAAGCACTCCGTGTGTCAAAAAAAACAACATAACACCTGTTATGAGTGGCAGCCACACGAATTATTACTGGCTATGCTGACGCAGCCAGCAGCGCCGCTTCCAGCCCTGCAAAGGGATCGCCGCCGTCGTTTACCTCAACCTCTTCTGCGCTCCACTGAAGCTGAGCATCTTCAATGGTGACTTTACCGCCCTGCGCTCCGTAAACCGCAGATACCAGCTGAGCATTGAGAATATCGCCGCGAATATCGCCGATTGGGCTGATACGGTCGTATTCAGCCCACATCCTGAATTCGCCGACCGTCATGGTTTGTCGCAGTTCGCCCAGCGTGCGGCCCATCCGGAGCGCCAGCGCCATCAGGAACTGCATGCCAGGCATTTTTACTTTGCTTTACCATCATCCGCGTCACGAATGAGATCAAGTGCCTGCTTCAACAGCCGGGAATGCACTGGGCCATAGATCGTTTCAACCTGTTCGGTGTCATCGACAGTAAAGACGGGCTGCAGGTCGGTATCCAGCAAAATATCGATGAAAAGCGTGACGTCGGCCCGCATCGTGCGGAAGGCTCGTTCTGAAGGGGTCAGTTCTGGCGCCTCTGGTGCTTCCTGCCCTTCCGGTGCTTTGGGTTGCTCCGGGCTGGCGATCCCCTGCCAGCGAATCCAGGCTTCTGCTGATGGCTCACGAATGATGACTTTGGCGTTATCCCACTCCGGAACGGAGACTTCTTTTTTACGAAAGCCCGCCATCGGTGCCAGTGCCAGTGCTTTAAGACTCGGTTTTGACATTAAGTTTATCGCCGGTCTCCCGGCGCTCCGTTAATTGATGGTGACGGTGCAATCAGAAGAAGTGATCACAGTGCCATCGGCATCAGTAACCACGCAGGAATAAACCCCGGCATCACCGGATACAGCGCTGGCTTTCGTAAACGTTGCGCTGGTCTGGCCGCTGACCGTCGAGGTGCCCTTTTTCCAGGCGTAGGTATAAGGTGCCGTACCGCCCTGGACGACCACGCCCATAGTCAGAGCGCTTCCTGCCGCGACCGTTTGGGACGCCGGAAGGTCAGTAGCAAACGACATAACTCCTGGGGCGTCAATATTGGTGGGTTTACCTTTCAGACGCAGCGAGAACGTTGCAGCAACAACACCGTTGGTTTGAGAATCCCAGGTGTGCTGACGTACCTCAGCGCGCATCAGGAATCCATTACCAGACGGGAAAATAACCTTAAATCCATAAACCCCGTCGTTATCGTATGCTGCACGAAGTGCATCCTGCGCCGGGTTGCGGTAGAAGTTACCGGAAAGTGACATTTCAGACGGAGCAGGAAGGCCGTTGATATTTTCCGTTTCATCCGAACAGAGCACTGTCACGTCAATATCGTTTTTCTGACCAGCGGTAAAGCTTGCCTGTTTGATAGTGCAACTCAGGTTTAACCAGGTTGCGGTATCCAGCTCTGCCGCGGTGACCGGCACAGAGGTAATCATTACTACCGTTTTTTGGGCACGTTCAAATAGTGCTGACATCGCAGCCTCCATAAATGAAAAAACCGCCAGCGGCG